GGGTCTCTATTTTATCGTCCGTACTAAAACTGTATGAGGGCTATGATATGGGGTAAATAAGCACTTTAAGAAAAAGAGAATAAAGAAAGGGTGGTTAGTGATTAACTGCCGAACCGGAAGACATACGCACGTGAGATCTGAATACGGTGCAGCGTGTCTTCTTTTGTTTTTACGTGAGGGTGTGGAACCGGAGAATGAATATCTAAAAGAATCCATGAGGAGGCTAGAAGACAATGCAGAGCGAAAACAAAACTACTACAACAAATCAGGGTGCAACAAACGATAGCTGCATGACTTGTCCATGGCTTGATAAGCAGCCTGAGGGTAACAGGATGCTGTGTATCATGCCAGGTGAATGCTTCTGGCGTGATGAGTGGTTAGGTAAGAAAGGTGGATAATGAGGTCAAAATCATTTGCAAAAAATGTGGCAAGTCCACAACTGGAATCATCAAGGAAATAGAGTACACGCTAAGAGATGGCAGGTATATAGGCTGTATGCACTGTAACGCGAAGCTTGAGTATCCATACAAGGATTATGCCGAGTGCGTGAAAGAACACTGCTACAGGCGTGAGAATGGCGTTATGAAGCAGATAAGGAATAAGTGAAAGGTGGTGGCATGAGTGGCTAAGATGACAGAAGCACAAAAGAGATTCGCTGATGAATATTTGATAGACCTTAATGCCACTAGAGCATATAAGGCCGCTTATCCTAGTGTTACCAAGGATTCAACAGCATCAGTGAACGGCAGTAAGTTGCTAAGAAATACTAAGGTTGAAGCCTACATTGCAAAGAAGCAAGAGAAGCTCAAAGAGAAGCTTGAGATTAGTCAAGAAAACATCATCAATGAATTGGCTGCAATAGCATTCAGCAATGGTTCTGACTTTGCAAGACTCATCACAAAAGACAAATACAATCACGATACAGGGAGAATGGAACAGGTCTACGATGTTGAATTGATTCCAACAGAGAAACTAACTCCATACCAGAAGAAAGCTCTATCCGGCATTAAGTATGGGAAATATGGAATTGAAGTATCAAGCTACGACAAGGTGAGAGCATTAGAACTCTTAGGAAAGCATCTAGGCATATTCAATGACCGACTAGAACTCTCAGGAGAGATAAAGACTAAGAATCCATTAGAGGGGTTAAGCACAGAAGACCTGAAGAAGCTGATTGATGATGACTAAGCTGACAAAAGAACAGAAACAAGCAGTGAAGATGGAACTCGCAAGACGCGAGTTTTTTTCATATTGCAACGTATTGGCGCCTGACTTCTACAAGAAGGATAGAGAGTACCTTGTAGGGTTGTGCAATGACATGCAGGACTTCTATGAATCGGACGAGGAAGTCCTTATTGTGAACGCTCCTCCTCGTCATGGCAAGTCAAGAACTGCATCACTCTTCACTTCATGGGTGCTTGGAAAGAACAGCAAAGAAAAGGTGATGACCGGATCATACAATGAAACGCTATCAACCACCTTCTCAAAGGGAGTCAGAAATCAGATCCAGGAGATTAAAGCAGATACAGACAGAACAGTCTTCTCAGACATCTTCCCTGATGTGACTATAAAGCGCGGTGATGGGGCTATGAACCTGTGGAGTTTGAATGATGGGTATAACAACTATCTGGCTACTTCACCAACGGGTACGGCCACAGGATTCGGTGCAAGTCTAATGATTATAGATGACCTTATAAAACTTGCAGAAGAAGCGGTGAATGAGAATGTGCTTAATAAGCATTGGGACTGGTTTACAAACACCATGCTCTCAAGACTGGAAGAAGGCGGAAAGATAATAGTCATAATGACTAGATGGGCAACGAATGACCTAGCAGGAAGAGTGTTGGAATGGTGCAAGGCCTATAAGAAGCGGTATAGGCACGTAAGCCTTAAGGCGCACTTAGGTAATGGAGAGATGCTATGTCCAGATGTGCTGTCTTATGAGGGTTACCTTGGAAAGATTACCGCCATGAGTAAAGAGATTGTAGCAGCTAACTATGACCAGGAACCTATGGATATTGTTGGTAGACTGTATCAACCGTTTAAGACTTATGCAGAACTTCCAAAGGATAAAGCCACAGGTAATCTCCTGACAAAAACGAGGTACGCATATACAGACACAGCAGACCAAGGAAAGGACTATTTATGCCAGTTTATATGGACTGTTTACAACAAGGAAGCGTACATACTGGATGCTATATACACAAAGGAACCAGCTACAGTAACAGAGCCTATGATGGCTGTTAAGCTCACGGAGAATGAAGTTGACCTTGCGAGATATGAAAGCAACTCAGGGGGATCTCTCATAGCAAGAAACGTTATGGGGCATCTTGAGAAAATGAAGAATTTTAGAACCGTGGTGAAATGGTTCCACCAGTCGAAGAACAAGAAAGCAAGAATAATCAGCAATCAATCATGGCTTCAAGAGCATGTCTACTTCCCGGTTGGATGGGAAAATAGATGGCCTGATCTATATAAAGCTCTCATGTCATATCAAAGAGAGGGCGAGAATACAAATGATGATGCGCCAGATGCACTATCTGGAGTATCGGAAACAATGCTGTTGAGGCATTACGAGTAAAGAGAGGTGATTACTAAGTGGGACTTATTAAATCGTTGATGCTGAACTGGCTGGGAATCAACCCTGCACAGCCGACATCAATACAAATCAATGAGGTGCTGGACCATAAAGGAACGGTCCTCAAGAATCGTATATGGTATCGAGGTGACCCCTCAGAGCTAGATCAGTTCTTTAAAGCGATAGCTCAAGATGCAGTCACTCAGGCGAGGTTCTGGAGTGCAGTTCCATCAGCGGATAACCGTATCAGAAAGATTCATAGTGGGTTACCTGGGGAGATTACTGATAAGCTCTCAGGCATAGTTTCAGGTGACTTTGACGCGGTAGAGGTTGACCCCATAGAAGGGGATAGTGTCAGTGAAAACCAAGCGAGATGGGATGAAATCGCAGAGGATAACAACTTTGGGAAACTCATCGAAGAAGCGGTGAATGATACCTTAGTAGATGGTGATGGCGCCTTTAAGTGCACGATTGATACCGATGTTACTGAAGTTCCTATAGTGGAGTTTGTCAGTGGGTCCGATGTGGAGTACAGCTACAAGAGAGGCAGACTTCACGAGGTTCTGTTCCCTGAGTTTCATGTAGTCAATAAAAAGACCTACAAGCGCGTTGAAGCTTATGGCAAGGGGTATATCAAGTACTTTCTTTACGATGCCAATGACAAGCCTGTGCCGTTCGAGGATGCGCCAGAGCTTTACATGAGGGACATAACCTTTGATGGTGAGTTCATCATGGCTGTGCCGATGAGGTTCTTCACATCGAAGAAGTTCCAGTACCGTGGACAGAGTATCTATGACAGAAAGACTGATATGTTCGATGCACTGGATGAGGTTCTTTCTCAGTGGTTAGATGCAATCAGAGCAGGAAGGGTTAAAACATACATGCCTGAAAGCTTGCTCCCAAAGGATCCAAACACAGGACAGGTTATGAGGGGCAATCCTTTTGACAATCAATTCATTGGGGTGAAAGCTTCAATGACAGAAGGTCAAGACAAGATAGACCAGGTTCAGCCTGATATTTATTACGAGGCCTATCAGCAATCATACGCCTCATACCTTGACCAGTGCTTACAGGGCATCCTAAGCCCATCAACATTGGGTATTGACCTCAAGAAAACCGACAATGCAGAGGCCCAGAGAGAGAAGGAAAAGACCACTCTCTATACCAGACAGAGAATCGTGGATGTGCTGAATGAGGTTATCCCAGAACTGGTGAATATGGTGCTGAAGGTTTCAGACCTTATAGCCAAGAAGACTCCTGGTGAATACGAGGTATCAGTATCGTTTGGTGAATACGCATCACCTGACTTTTCAACGGTTGTAGAAACCGTGGGTAAGGCCAAGAGCCTTGGCGTTATGTCACTGGAAAAGGCGATAGATGAGATGTACGGAGACACCATGACCGATGAGGAAAAGGCCAAGGAAGTTGAGCTCATCAGAAATGATGGTGCAGCTAATGTTGACCTCACGGACGCGAAAGAAGATATAGATCCTGACAAGGAGGGAGAGGATGAAGTAACCGATGAAGAAGAAGTATAACATTCGCTCTATCTTCGAGGAAATGGAACTGTATCTTTTATCCTCGCTATCCAGAAACCTCAAGAGGCATGAGGGTGAGGAAATCAAAGATGGTTTTAAGTTTGAAATGTGGCAGAGTGCAAAGCTGAGAGGTTTAGAACGATACCGCAGAGATAACAAGAAGATCATAGACAGCTTTTCGGAGGTTATCGAGAAGACCGTGAACGATACGCTCATGGACACTTACAGAGCATCACAAGGGCGTGTACAAAGAGAAGTAATCAAGATAGCAGAGAATTATACTGTTTCACTTCCAAAGCCCTTAGAACCGATTATAGACGGTCTCAAGGGTGAGGAACTGAAAGAGACATTGGAGAAGGTGGAGGAGGCAGCCAAGACATGGAAGGAAGCACCTACGCCACTGGATGATAACTTTTTTAAGACCAATGACAGAAAGCTGAATGCGCTGATTGAGTCTACCCAGAAGGACATGGCCATGGCTCAACAATCAGTCCTGAGAAAGATGGATGACATCTACAGAGAGACCATCTTCAAGGCTCAGGTATTTCATAACAATGGAGTTGTGGACATTAACAAGGCTGTGGATATGGCCACAAAGGACTTTCTCAGGCAAGGCATAACCTCAATCAAGTATTCCAACGGTCGAGAGGTCAATATAGCTTCCTATGCTGAAATGGCTTTGAGGACTGCTAACCACCGCTCATATCTTATGGGCGAAGGAAAGAAAAGACAGGAACTAGGCATCTCCATTGTCATAGTTACACCTCATGCAACAGCTTGTGAGATGTGCAGACCATGGCAAGGGAAGATCCTGATTGATGATGTGTATTCAGGCGGAAAGAAAGAAGATGGAGAGTATCCGCTTTTGAGTTTTGCTATTGAGAAGGGATTGTTCCATTGAACGAAAGGTTTGGGTGGAACTAAAACGATGTGAACTGTATTACAAAACAGGTGTGGTGATTATAAAAAATAATGGATCACTGCTAACGGGGGACGGAATCACAGCCCAATCCCGTGCTAAGTTACGATACCAGAAGGAGAGGTTCAGATGAATGAAATATGGAGAGATGTAAAAGGTTATGAAGGCGTATATATAGTGAGCAATATGGGGAATGTCAGGAGAGTTGGAAGGCATTCTAACCAGTTCACATCATGGGATAATGCAAGGGAATTGAAAAAGTCCGACAACGGAAAAGGATATTTCTTTGTGATACTTTCCATGAATAATATGCAGAAAAGACCTTATGTCCATAGATTAGTTGCTGAAGCTTTCATAGATAATCCAGAAAACAAACCTACTGTAAACCACAAAGATGGAGTGAAATCAAATAACTGTGTC